ATGGCCAAGCCGACAGAGGCAACGTGCGCGTTACAAGCGCGCGCCAAGGCGAAACCGCGAGTCGTGAGAGCGACCCATAAGACGGCGCCAAGGATTACTGTAAGCACACAGTGGCGCGTTGATTTCCTTGCCGCGCTTGCCGAAACGTCGAACGTCACTGCCGCAGCGGCCGCGGCGGCCATACACCCTTCCAGAGCATACAAAGCCAAGCGCACCGAGTCCGATTTCGCCCGTCTTTGGCGGGACGCCCTGTGTGAAGGGTACGACAATCTGGAGATGGAACTGCTGCATCGCCTGCGCTTTGGCGAAGGCAAGGAGCTGGTCGCCAAGTTCGACAACGCCAATGCGCTACGCCTGCTGACCCAGCATCGCGAGACGGTGGCGCGGCAGCGGGCGATCCGCGAGAATGCCGACATTGCCGATGTCAGAGCATCCATCCACGCCAAGTTGCTGGACATGCGCGACAAGGTTCTGGCGCATCGCAAAGCCGACCATCTGGCTTCGGATCCGGACGCACTGCATGGATGACGCCGAGCCGTTGGACTGGATGTTCAATGCGAGCCGCGGGGAAATCGACGACTTCTTCGCCCGTTTGTCCGAGATCGAATGCCGCGAATGGCGGTGGGACTGGAACGTGTGGGGCCGCAAGAGCCAGCGTGCCCCGCAAGGTGACTGGCGCATCTGGCTGGTGATGGCCGGGCGCGGCTTCGGCAAGACAAGGCTGGGTGCCGAATGGGTGCGCGCACAGGCCGAAGCCGATCCCGAAGCACGGATCGCCTTGGTTGCCGCATCGCTGCATGAAGCGCGCAGCGTAATGGTGGAGGGAGAAAGCGGGCTGCTCTCGATCGGTGCACCCTGGCGGCGCCCGACCTATGAATCGTCGGTGCGACGGCTGGTCTGGCCGAACGGGGCATGTGCCTATCTTTATTCGGCGGGCGAGCCGGAAAGCTTGCGCGGGCCGCAGCACAGCCATGCGTGGTGCGACGAGATCGCCAAATGGGACACGCGGCCCGATCAGGGCGAGAACCGGGCTTTGGCTGCCTGGGATAACCTGCTGATGGGTCTGCGCCTTGGCCACGATCCTCGGCTGGTGGCGACAACGACGCCGCGCCCGGTTCCGCTGGTTGCGCGGATCATCGGCGAGGGTGAAGCAGGTGGGGTGGTGCTGACGCGCGGAAGCACGTTCGACAACACCGCTAATCTGCCCGAGCGTTTCATCGCAGCCATGCGACGGACCTTCGGGCGATCCCTGCTCGGTCGGCAGGAAATTCATGGGGAGATGATCGAGGACCTTCGCGGTGCGCTGTGGAGCCGGGCGCTGATCGAACGTGGCCGTGAAGCCGCTGCACCGCCCTGCACGCGGATTGTCGTGGCGGTCGATCCGCCTGCCAGCGCGCACGGCGATGCCTGCGGGATCGTGGTGTGCGGCATTGGAGATGACAGGATCGCGCGGGTGCTGGCCGACTGTTCGGTCGAACAGGCCAGCCCCGAACGATGGGCCCGCGCCGTTGCCGATGCCGCCAGAGCCTGGTCTGCGGACCGGGTGGTGGCCGAGGCCAACCAGGGTGGGGCGATGGTAGAGGCGGTGTTGCGCGCTGCCGAGGCCTCGCTCCCCTTGCGCCTTGTCCACGCAAGCCGTGGCAAGTCGGCGCGGGCCGAGCCGGTGGCTGCGCTCTACGAAGCAGGCCGGGTGCGCCACGCGGGGATGTTTCCCAAGCTGGAGGACGAGCTGTGCGGTTTGATGCCGGGTGGTGAGTACCAAGGGCCGGGGCGATCCCCCGACCGCGCCGACGCCTGTGTCTGGGCACTGACCGAACTGATGCTGGGCCGCGCGGGAGAGCCGCGCATCTGGTTCGACTGACATTTAACTGAAAGGCAGAACATGTCGTTCTTTCAATCGCTTGCCGCTGCCTTCAAGGGTGAGGCGGTGACGCCCCGCGTGCCATTGGGACGCAGCTTCATCTCGCCCTGGATCGCCTCTGCCGAGTGGCACGCGGATCAATCGCGCGGGCCGATCAACTATCCCGTGGCGATCCGCGAGGCTTATCTGAAGAACCCGGTGGCACAGCGCGCGGTGCGGCTGGTGGCAGAAGGTATCGGCGGTGCCCCGGTGACGGCTTCGGACCCCGAACTGCTGGCGCTGGTCAGTGAACGAAGCGCGGGCCAGCCGCTGCTCGAGACGCTGGCTGCGCACCTGATGCTGCATGGCAACGGGTATGTGCAGGTGCTGCGCGATGCTGACGGTCATCCGGTCGAGCTGTTCGCGCTGAGGCCAGAGCGAGTCACGATCCTGCCAGATGCGGGCGGATGGCCTGCCGCGTTCGCCTACAAAGTCGGCGAAAAGGCGATGCGGATCGAGGCACTTGATGACTTCGGGAGGCCAAACCTGATCCACGTGCGTCATTTCCATCCGCTCGACGATCACTATGGCGCGGGCTGCCTGGAGGCGGCGGACGAGGCGGTGGCGATCCACAATGCCGCTGCGCGGTGGAACCGGTCGTTGCTGGAGAACGCTGCGCGGCCATCGGGTGCGCTGGTCTATGATCCAGGCGAGCCGGGGGCGGCACTGTCGTCCGACCAGTTCGAGCGGATCAAGGGGGAACTGACCGCGGCCTATGCGGGCCAGGTCAACGCCGGACGACCGATGCTGCTGGAAGGCGGGCTGAAATGGCAGAGCCTTTCGCTGACGCCTGCGGACATGGATTTCGCAACGTTGAAGGCTGCGGCGGCGCGCGATATTGCGTTGGCCTTCGGTGTGCCGCCGATGTTGTTGGGCATTCCGGGCGACAACACATACGCCAATTATCGCGAGGCCAATCGCGCGCTGTGGCGGCTGACGCTGCTGCCGGTGGCGGGCAAGATCCTGTCGGCGATTGCCGAAGGATTGAGCCCGTGGTTCCGCGACGCGCGACTTGTGGTGGACCTCGATGCCGTGCCTGCGCTGGCGGAGGATCGCGAGCGGTTGTGGACGCAAGTGAGCGCCGCGACATTTCTGAGTGACGATGAGAAGCGCGCAATGCTCGGGATCGGCGAGGTGCGGGCATGAACCGCGAGGACATGCTGGCGCGGCTGGTGGCGCAGGCCGAGGACGAGGGTTGCGACCTGGTAACGCTGCGCGCGGTGGTCGAGGAAGCCTCCGACCTTGGCGCCGTGCGGGTGCTGGCGCGGATGGGGCTGGCAGACGACAGCGCGCACAACGATCTGGCCGAACTGCGCCAGCTGCTGGGCGCATGGCGCGATGCCAAGGCCAGCGCGTGGAAGGCCGCGGTTGGCTGGGTGGTTCGCGCGGTGCTGGCGCTGCTGCTGTTTGCCATCGCGGTGCGCTTCGGGTCCGGGAATCTGGTGCGATGACTGCCGCTCTGGCGAGCGCGCCGATAAAGTTTGCGGGTTATGCCGCAATCTTTCGCAAGCGCGACAGCGGCGGCGACACGATCCTGCCGGGCGCGTTCAAGGCAAGCTTGGACCGACGTCTGGCTGAAGGGTTGCGGTTGCCGCTGTTGTGGCAGCACCGGCCCGACCAGCAGATCGGCTGGATCGACGTGGCCGGCGAGGACGAACGCGGGCTTCGCGTGGTTGCTTCGGTGACCGCCACGAATTCTGCCGCGGCGCGCGCCTTGAAGGACGGCGCGGTCGATGGGCTGTCGTTCGGATATCGCGTGCGGCAGGGCCGAACGTCGGCCGCCGGGCGCGAATTGCACGACCTCGACATCACCGAGGTGAGCCTGGTGACGCGACCGATGCAGGCATTGGCGCGCGTCCATTACATCGAGAACGGCCAGCCTCACGAGGCCTGACCCGGCCCGTTCAGAGCGAAGACAAATTACCCGACGGCCGCCCCGTTGGTGGCTTTTTCATGCAGAAAGGACTCCGTGCTCCATGGATACCATGAACATCGAAACGAAGGCTGACGCGCTTACCGGATCGTTCGACATCGTCGATCGGCAGGACGCGCATGACGCCGCGCTTGCATCGCTGCGCAGCGACATCGACGAGGTCAAGGGCCGCCTTGAGAAAGCTGGCCGAGTCGCACTGCGCCCGATGCTGCAGGGCGGTGCCGATGTGGCCGGCGCCGAACTCAAGGGCTTTGTCGACGGCTACTTGCGTAGCGGTCGCGAGACCGAGTTGAAGTCGCTTTCGAGCACGGTGGCTGCTGATGGCGGCTATGCCGTGCCGCAGGAAATCGACTCGATGATTGCCCGCCGCATGGTGGAAATCAGCCCGATCCGCGCGGTGGCTAATGTCGTCCGCACCGGCACTTCGGGCTTCCGCCGGTTGATCTCGACCGGTGGCACGGCCTCGGGCTGGGTCAGCGAGACCGGCGCGCGTCCGGAAACCGCCAGCCCCAAGCTTGCCGAGATCGCGCCTCCGACCGGTGAGCTCTACGCCAATCCTTCGGCAACGCAGTCGATGCTCGATGATGCGGCATTTGACCTCGAAGGCTGGCTGGCGAACGAAATCGCGACCGAGTTTGCCCGTGCGGAAGGGGCAGCGTTCGTCAGCGGCACCGGAACCAACCAGCCAAAGGGCTTTCTGGCCGGCACGATGAGCGCTGCGGGCGATACGGCGCGTGCGTTCGGCTCGCTCCAGTTCATCGGCTCGGGCAATGCGGCCGGGTTCGACAGCGCGCCGGAAGCCAAGCTGATCGATCTGGTTTGCCAGCTCAAGGCACCGCTGCGCCAAGGTGCAGTGTGGGTGATGAATTCGACCACGCTGGCTTCGGTGCGCAAGCTCAAGACTTCGGATGGCGCGTTCCTGTGGCAGCCGGGTCTGGTCGATGGCCAGCCGGACCGCCTGCTGGGCTATGCGGTGATCGAAGCCGAGGACATGCCCGATGTGGCGGCGAACCAGTTCCCGATCGCATTCGGTAACTTCAAGGCCGGCTACCTGATCGCGGAGCGTCGCCAGACCACGATCCTGCGCGATCCGTACACCAACAAGCCCTACGTCCAGTTCTATGCCACCCGCCGCATTGGTGGGCAGGTGATGGACAGCGACGCGATCAAGCTGCTGAAGATCACGACCTGATCTGCGGCTTTGACGGCATGACCGGACGCGGCTGAACGCCTGCGTCCGGCATCGCGCCCGCAGCGGTTACCCCTGCTGCTGCGGGCGCACCTTTTCCTTCATTGACCGGAGTTTGCCATGATGCGGGCAATTGTCGCACCGCCTGCCTTGTCTTCGGCGGCGCTAACCGAACTCAAGGCCTGGCTGGGCATCTCGCGGTCGGCCGATGACGCCGAACTGGTGGCGCTGCTGCGCACCGCGCTGGAGATCTGCGAAGGCTTCACCGGCGCCATGCCATTGCAGTCGGGCTGCGAGGAAGTGCTGACCGCGAGCGGCGAGTGGCAAGTGCTGTCTGCGCGGCCTGTTTCTGCGATCACCGCGCTGGCCGCGTTGGACCTGGCAGGCGTGCGCACGGCGCTGGCTACGGCGGACTATGAGTTCGACATCGCTGCCGATGGCGCGGGCCGGGTGCGGTTGATGAAGCCGATTTCGCAGACGCGCTTGGTGGTGACGTACTCGGCCGGAATGGCGGCCGACTGGGCCGGTCTGCCCGACGCTATCCGGCACGGGTTGATCCGGCTGTGCGCGCATCAGCACCGGGCGCGCGATGACGACCGCAAGGCTGCCGCCGTTCCGCCGTCGGTGGTGGCAGCGCTGTGGCGCCCATGGCGCCGGATGCGCCTCGCATGATCTCGGCAACGGCTGCGACCGCCGAAATGGCACGCCGCCTGACCGAGAAGGCCGAGGCGATCGCCAAGGCGCAGGCGGTAATCATGACGCAACGCAAGAATGCCCGGCGCTGGCGCGATGCTGGCCTGCTGTGGCCGCTGTTCGGGAAGGACTAAGCGCATGGAAATTGCTTTTCGCGCCGCACTTATCGCGTGGTTGGCGAGCGATCCCGCGCTGATGGCCGCGTTGAACGCCGTGGTCGAGGAAGCGCCTTCGCGCACGGCGTTGCCCTGGCTGGCGCTTACCGCCAGCGCGAGCACCAACTGGGGCACCAAGACATTGGCGGGGCGCGAAATCCGCGTGGCGCTGGAGCTCAACTTCCGCAGCGACGATCCGATCGGTGGGGCAGCAACCGTGGCGGCGATCGAGGCGCGGGTGGAGAGCCTGCCTGCCGACCAGACTGCCGCTGGGTTTCGCGTGGCCAGCATCGGCTTGATCAAGGCCCGCGCGGAGCAGCGCGACGAGGCGGTGCGGGTCGTCGTGCTCGAATATCGGGCGCGCATCCTGGCGGCCTGAATTCCTATTCATTCCAAGGAGAAAGCATCATGGCAGCCCAGAAGGGAAGCGCGTTCCTGCTGAAGATCAGCGATGGCGCAGCAACGCCGACGTACAACACCGTGGCGGGCCTGCGCACGACGCAGATGTCGATCAACGGCGAGTCCGTCGTGATCACCACAAAGGAATCGGGTGGCTGGCGCGAGTTGTTGTCGGGTGCGGGAACGCGGTCGGTTACGGTAAGCGCGGCCGGGATATTCCTTGGCAGCGCGGCCGAGGTGCAAGTGCGCGGGAATGCGCTGGCGGGCACTATCGCGGACTACGAACTGTCGTTCGAGGGCGGCGAAAAGATGCGGGGCCAGTTCCTTGTCCAGCGGCTCGACTATTCCGGCGATTTCAACGGCGAGCGTAATTACACGATGACGCTCGAAAGCTCTGGCCTGGTGGCGCAGGTTTGATGACGGGTGCCGCCAATCCCCACCGGGGGGAAGCCGTGCTGATGATCGGCGGACAGCCGCTGGTGCTGCGCCCAACCTTTGCCGCGCTCGTAGCAGCCGAGGAGGAACTCGGCCCGCTGTTCGCGCTGGTCGAGCGGGCGAGTGCGGGGCAACTCCGGCTGTCGGAGATGGTCGCGCTGTTCTGGTATGCGCTGCGTGAGCGCAACGGACTGGAGCGCGACGACTTCGCCGAGGCCGTGGCACGCGAGGGGCTTGCCGCGTGCACGCCGGCACTGCGGTCGCTGATTGTCCAGATCCTGAAAGGTGCCGGATGAGCGAACGCTTCGGCGTAGCGGCTGCTCGGCTTGGCGGACAGGCGGCACTGCTGCTCGGATGGCTGCCCGACACGTTCTGGGGCGCGACGCCCGAGGAACTGGGCACCGTCCTTTCAGCGATACGCCAGCCCGAGGGCGAAGCGATCGACAAGCGCACTCTGGACAGATTGATGGAGCAAGACCGTGACGGATGAACTCGACACGCTGGTGATCGACGTGCGCGCGAACACCTCGGGCTTTGCCGCCGACGTGGCGCGGATGCGCGGGAGCTTCGATTCTGTCCTGGTGGACGGCTTCGGACGGGCGGGCGATACGCTCGAGCGGGGCCTGCTGGGCGCGATCCGGCGGGGGTCGCTGGGCTTCGAGGACTTGCGCCGGGTGGCGTTGAATGTGCTGGGCGACATTGCCGCGCAGGCAGTGTCGGCAGGCATCGGCTCGTTGGGCGGCGCTGCGAGCGGCGGCGGTAGCGGCGGCGTGTTGGGACTTGGCAGCCTGATCGGATCGATCTTCGGCCTGCCCGGACGTGCGACCGGTGGACCGGTGGCGCCGGGACGCGGCTATCTGGTGGGCGAGCGCGGGCCCGAGCTGTTCATGCCGACGTCGGCCGGGCGGGTGGAGGCTTCGGCTGGCGGCAGTCGCGGGCGCGACGTCAACGTATCGATCAAGATCGTCAGTCCCCAAGGCAGCAACCAGCCCGAGAGCCTGCGCCGGTCGGGACGGCAGGTTGCACATGCGGTGCGCCGCGCGCTCAACGACTTCTAAAAAGCGGAGAACGGGATATGAGCCACTGGCTCGCCACGCGCCGCACGGTGCAGCATACCGACACGATCCAGCGGTTCGATCCGCGGTTCTGGACGGTGAATTTTCCACGGCCTGCGATGGCCTCGGTCGTCACCACCGCGCCGGATGCGCTGCGCGTGGACACCGTGTTTCAGAAGGCCGACGACCTGATCGGGCTGATCTGGGAATCGGAGGACAAGTGGGATCACCCGCTGCTGTCGTATGTGACGAGCACGGACTATTCCCGACTGACACTCTCGTTCCGCTGGCAATCGTCAGGCGTGCTGTCGCTCGATGCAGTGAACGGGCCAACGCTGACGATCGAGGGCCGCGATGCCGCTGGCAATGCGCGGGCCTGGTACGTGCGGCTGTGGAATTATGCCACGGGCACGCCCACCGATGCGCAAGTGGTGCTGCCGTTTTCGGCACTGAATGGCGGGTTCCTGCTTCCTGCGGAGGCCGACCCGGTGCATCCGGCGGCCATCGATCGGCTGTTCATTTCGCTGGTCCCGCCGGGGTATGGATCGGGGTCGGGCGCATTTTCTACAGCTACGACGGGTTGGGTCGAGATGACCGGAATCCGTTGCGAAGGCCACAAGCCGATGTTGGAGATCGGCGACGTGATGGTGCCGCCGCACGGGCTTTCGATGTGCACGGGCTATGACGATGCCTACAACCTGACGCCCGCAAGGCTGCTGCGACAGGTGCGCGGGTTGGGGTATCGCGGGAGCATCAACCACTACATCGGGATGAGCCACTTCTTCCCGCTCGTGCCCGATGGCGCCGGTGGTTTCGTGGTCGATCCGACGCTGCCTGCGATGAACGCGGCTGCGCAACGGTGGCACGAGGTGTTTTTCGCGCAGGCCCGCGGGATGGGTCACAGCGTGATCGCTTCGCAGTCCTACGAGCTTCTGGCGCAGCATTGCCCGGCAACGTGGCAGCAACGCACGTGGGATGGCGAGGCTGCGCGGACAGGCTGGTCGCCACCGTCGGCCTTGCTTTCCCCGGCAAACACGCAGGCGATGGCTTGGGTGCGCAAGGTCGGTGCGGCATTGGTAACCCTGATGCAGAATGCCGGGTTGCCGGTGCGACATCAGGTTGGCGAGCCGTGGTGGTGGGTCACGCAGGACCGGCGGATCTGCATCTACGACGACGCGGCCAAGGCGGCGTTTGGCGGAAGCCCGGTCAACATTGCCGACCTGAGTGCGAGCCTTAGTGTAGCGCAGAAGGCGTTGCTGGACGCCGCTGGGGCGCTTCTGGCGCAATCGACTACCGAGCTTGCAGCGGCAGTGAAGACCGCAGCCGGTGGCGCTGAGGCCGAGACACTGCTGCTCGCGTTCCTGCCGACGGTGCTCGATCCGGCGACGCCAGAGGCAAAACGCGCGAACCTGCCTGTGGGCTGGGCGTCGCCCGCGTTCGATGTCCTGCAGCTTGAGGATTACGACTGGGTCACAACCGGCAAAGACGCTTTGCGGGCAGCCGGCCGAACCCTAGCCGAGGCGCGGCTTGGTTATCCGCGCGAGCAGCAGCATTACCTGTCAGGTTTCGTACTGAATGCGGCGAACGCTTCGATCGAATGGGGCCGCATCGATACCGCTGCAAGCGAGGCAGTGGCGCTGGGTGTGGCCGAGACGTTCGTCTGGGCGCTGCCGCAGGTTTCGCGCGACGGCTACGTAAGGCTTCCCGACACGACTGGAGACGAGAACATGCAGTCCTTCGACAACGTCGTGTTTCCGTTGGCGCTGGGCCGCGACGCCTCGGTTACGCCCGAGTTTTCGACCAACGTCACGATCACCGCATCGGGCTTCGAGCGCCGTAACAGCTTATGGTCCGATGCGCGGCTGCGGTTCGACGTAGGGCCCGGTGTGCGATCGGATGCCGAGCTGGGCGAGCTGATTGCGTTTTTCCGGGCAAGGCGCGGACAGGCGCGTGGATTTCGGTTGCGCGATCCTTCGGACTTCAGCTCGAACGGCATGACCGGTGTTCCCACGCCGACCGATCAGGTGATCGGGACGGGCGACGGGGCCACAGCGCACTTCGGGCTGGTCAAGAATTACGGTGAGGGTGACGACGCGCAACGCCGCCGGATAACACGTCCGCTCGCAGAGTCGCTGCGCGTGAGCGTCAATGGTGTCGAGACCGGCAGTTTCACGCTGGAACCGCTCGGGGTCATTGCATTAGCGGCGGCGCCTGCGGTTGGCGCAGTGGTTCGGGCGGGCTTCGTGTTCGACGTGCCCGTCCGCTTTGCCGAAGACCGCCTCGATATATCGGGCGCCGAATTCGCGGCGGGCGAAGCGCCGAGCGTTCCGCTGATTGAATTGCGAGAAGACGCGTGAGCCGCGCCTGGTTCAGCCAGCCGCTGGAAACCGTGGCGGTGTGGTGGCGGATCGAGCGACGCGATGGTGTGGCGCTCGGTTTCACCAGCCATGACCGCGACCTTCTGCTAGCGGGCCTTCGGCACCGTACGGCGCCTGGGATGGTACCGTCAGCCGTCCGCCGCACCGCAACCTTTGAAGCCGATAGTGCCGAGGTCGAGGGGGCACTGAGCCACGATGCGATCGGCGAGCGCGATCTTGCCGCTGGACGCTTCGACGGCGCGCGGGTGGCCGTGGGGTTGGTCGACTGGGAAACGCTAGAATCCGAGGCGTTATTCACTGGCACGATCGGATCGGTCGGGCGTGAAGGCGAGCGGTTCTCGGCCGAATTGCAGTCCATCAAGCAGGATCTTGCGCGGCAGGTGGTTGTGCGCACCTCTCCCACGTGCAGGGCCGAGTTCTGCGGCGAGGGCTGCACGCTTTCCGGCGCGCGCTTTACACACGAGGCTGTTGTCGATGAGGTATCGTCGGATCTTCGCAAGGTCAGGCTTGCCGCAGGCTTTGCGCCCGCCAAGTTTGCGTTCGGCTGGGTCAGGCTGGTCGATGGGGCAGGCAGCGGCATCGTTACGCGCGTTCAGGGCGTGGACGCGGGCTGGCTCGTGCTCGAACAACCACTGCCGGAGGGCTCGGTTGCGGGCGTCCATGCGATCGCGCGCGAGGGCTGCGACCATACCCTGGCGACGTGTGCTGCAAGGTTCGGTAATGCCCTGAACTTCCAGGGTGAGCCGTTCCTTCCCGGCAACGACCTGCTGACCCGCTATCCGTCCAACCAGGCATGAACGGTCGTCTGGCGCAGGCCGCTTTGAGCCTGATCGGGACGCCGTTCCGTTTGCACGGACGTCAGCCTGAGAGAGGTCTAGACTGCGTCGGCCTGATTGCCGAAGCGATGCGGCGATGTGGCCATGAGGCCTCTCCGCCCGAGGGCTATTCCCTTCGCTCGGTCTCGGCCGCGCGCTGGCTGTGTCATGCAGAACAGAGCGGTCTGGAGCCAACGCGCGATGACGGGGACGTAGTCCTGTGCATGGTCAATCCAATCCAGCCGCACCTGCTGATCGCGGTTCCGGGTGGCTTCGTCCATGCCAACGCCAGCCTAAGCAAAGTCACCTTCCTGCCCGCCCCCCTTCCCTGGCCGGTCGCCCTGCAATGGCAACTAGCTGAAAAGGATCGCTGATCGTCATGGCTACGCTCGTTCTTTCTGCTGCCGGCACCATCTTCGGTGGACCAATCGGCGGCGCCATCGGTGCGCTGATTGGCCGTCAGATCGATGCCAGCATCGTTGGTGGCCGCAAGATCGAAGGCCCGCGCCTGAAGGAGCTAGCGGTGCAGACGTCGAGCTATGGCTCGGCCCTGCCCATGCACTTCGGAACGGTTCGCGCCTCGGGAACTGTGATCTGGGCCACCGAACTGATTGAGCACAAGGAAAAGTCCGGCGGTGGCAAAGGCCGACCTTCGGTTACCAATTACAGTTATACCGTTTCGTTCGCAGTGGCAGTGGCGAGCCGACCGATTGCCGGGATCGGACGTATCTGGGCGGACGGCAACCTGTTGCGCGGTGATGCCGGCGATCTGAAAGTCGGCGGCACGTTGCGCATCCATTCAGGGCATGGCGACCAAGCGGCCGATCCGTTGCTCGCGCAGGCCGAAGGCGCAGACAAGAGTCCAGCGTATCGCAACGTGGCATATGTCGTGTTCGAGGACCTGGAGCTTGCGGACTATGGAAACCGTCTGCCGTCACTGACGCTCGAGATCATCGCAGACGATGGTTCGATATCCCTGGCCGCAGTGGTATCTTCGCTGCTGCCGGGTGCAGCGACCGGCAATCTTACGCAATCGACGTTGTCGGGGTTTTCCGTTGATCAGGGTGCTGCCGCAGACGTGCTGGCTACGCTCTCCGACATCACGCCCCTGACGTGCAGCGTGGTCGACGAGCAACTGTCGTTTGGACTCGCCGAGATTTTTGTGGATGAGGCCTTGCTGGAACTTCCAGTTCCAACCGCTGGTGGCGAGACTGCAGAGGATGCGCGCGCGGACGGTTGGTCGCGGCGGCGTGACGCGCTTCCCGGCGCGCGCCAGTGCGCGGTGCGGTATTACGATATTGCCCGCGACTACCAGCCGGGATTGCAACGAAGCCTGGGCCGCAGCGGCCCGGGAGACGTGACGATGATCGAGCTTCCCGCCGCAATGGCAGCGGGCGAAGCTCGTGAATTGGCAAACAAGGCGGCGCAGCGCTTCACCCTTGCACGCGACACGATGCGATACCGGATTGCGGAAATTGATCAGCGGTTCGGCCCGGGTGCGATCGTGCGCACGCCGATAACCGAGGGGGTGTGGCGGATCGACCAGTGGGAGTGGCAATCGGACGGTGTGATGCTCGATCTCTCGGCGGTACAGGCTTCCTTGCCTGCAACACCCGTCACCGACGCAGGCCGTTCCAATCACGCGGCCGATCTGCTCACAACTCCCACCCGGATCACGGCATTCGAACTACCATGGGACGGTCAGGGTGACGGCGCTTCGCCTATGCTCAGAGTAGCAGCCACAGCCCAGACCGCTGGCTGGACAGGTGCCGCACTTTATACCGAGCGGGCTGACGCTTCGACGATCTCTCTCGGCTCAACGGGACGCAGGCGAGCGATTGCAGGCGTTGCAATTTCGGCGCTGCCTGGCGCTTCGCCCCTGCTTGTCGACACGGTGGGTGAGGTGGAGATCGAACTCGCCTCATCGGACTTCTCGCTCGATAACGCTACCTGGGCGCAGTTGGTGCAGGGCGCGAACATGGCAGTGCTGGGTGACGAACTCATCCAGTTCGCCCGCGCAGACTTCATCGGTGGCAGCGCATGGCGGCTTTCCGGGCTGCTTCGTGGTCGTGGGGGTACGGAGCATGCGACGGCTGGACACATCGCGGGAGAGGGCTTCGCTCTGATCGACGACAGTCTGATTGCGTTGGACGTGACTTTAGTAAGTGACGTTAAGACATCGACCATTGTCGCAATCGGTCTGGGTGACGCTACGCCTGCGACAAGCCCGATCGGCAATCCTGGTCTGACCCTGAGACCGCTCGCGCCCGTCCATGGCCGCGCGTCACGAGGAAGCGACGGTGCACTGACGCTGGAATGGGTGCGCCGCTCGCGTGGATCGTGGACCTGGTTGGACGAGGTGGACGTTCCGCTGAACGAAAGTGCCGAACTTTGGGAGGTGACCTTCGGTGCGACGGATACGCCTGCACGATATTGGCAGCTTACAGAGCCGCGCTTGACGATCCCAGCGGTAACCGCAGCCGAACTGGCGGCCCTTGGCTCAGGGCTGACCTTCACCGTTCGGCAGGTGGGCCGCCAATCCAGATCCCTGCCCCTTAGAATCGCGATGCCTGCGTGA